TGCACCGCCACCAAAAGCCCAGGCGATATAGCGCTCAAGCGTTCCCCAATCTGGGCCAGCGTTCTTACGCTGAACAGCGTCAGTAATTTTCTGGAGAATGCCCATATTTATCCTTACAGCATTAAAACGCCACGCTCTTCATATACGCTTGGGCCTTCGCCTGCGTTAATTTGCGCTCTATTAAGCGCCATGATGAGAGCAACTACGCCGTCAATTTTGTTTTCTGGGCGTTCCTTACGGGGATAGATATTGTCCTTGGCATCTAAATGAGCCACGACATTGCTAACCATCCACGTTAAAACTGGATCGCCATCGTGTAATAACTTGCCTTGAAGCGTTAAAGCCTCAAGATTTTTCATTGGTTCAGAGAAATTCTGAACAGAAGCCCTGATTTCCACCATAGGCAGACCCTTATCGACCATGCGAGTAGCAAGCTGAGTTGCCTGCCAGGGGTCATACGGAATTTCTTTTACTTCAAATCGAGTGCAAAGATCGACTAAATCGTTTTCAATGTATTCGTAGTCAATCACCGCACCTGGAGTTGCAAGGATGCGGCCTGTTTGCTGCCAGCCTTGATACTGACTGTTTCTGCCATCAAAGATCGTATCTTCTGGCAAGTAATACTTTCCGAAAGCCGCAAACTTTCCATCTGGAGTTGGAAACAGCGCAACAAGCGCCGCAATATCCGTTTTGCTTGCAAGGTCAAGGCCGATATAACAGGGCTGACCAGCAAAATCATCAATCGATAAAGCTGGATTACCGCACTTATCCCAAGATTGCATATCCATCCAGGCAACGTCAGCATTGACCCATTCGTTCAAATGCTTGGTTTTAAAGTTATTTGTCGCTGATGGGAGTTGCATTGCCTTTTGTTGCAAAGGCAAAACGACTTCAGGTCTTACAGAAACACCCCAATTTGGGTTTGCTTTTATAAGAGCTTCCTCAGTTGTCCAATCGTCACCCTCATCTAATCCATAGACTATCCCGAACTGGGATTCATCTTCAAAGATTTGATCGAGTAACTTTGTAACAAAGGTGCGGGCCTCATAACAAATGCCAGATCGATTAGAGCCAGCCGTTGTAATCACCCATAAGAGTGATTGATCTCGTTTTCCAGTACCCGTTTCTACAACGTCATACACGGCACGGGTTTTGTGAGCGTGTAGCTCATCAATGCAACCAAAGTGAATATTTAAACCGTCAAGGGTTGACCCCTCTGCGCTTAAAGCCTCAAACTTTGATGCGGTACGCTGCACGTTGATATTGTGAGCAAGAACTTCTACGCCAAAGTGACTCCGCAAACCAGCCGTTTTACGGGCCATTTGTTGAGCATCACCAAAGACAATCCTAGCCTGGTCACGAGTAGTAGCTAAAGAGTAAACCTCTGCGCCACCTTCGCCATCTGCTGCGAGCATATAAAGCCCTACACCAGAGGAAAGAGCAGACTTGCCATTACCCCTTGGAACTTCAATATAAACCCGCCTAAACCGCCGTTTACCGTCTTTACCAATCCATCCAAAGATGGTGGTTAGGATAAATACTTGCCAAGGCGCTAACTCAATTGGCTGATTAGCTAGTGGCCCCTTAATATGGGGTAACAATTCAATAAATTTACAGGCTTTGATTGCCCGTTCTTTATCGAATTGATATAGGCTAGATTTCTTTTTCCAGCGTTTTAAATCTTCAATCTGGCGCTTACAAGCACTTTTAACGTATTTATTTGCCGATATTTTGTTTGCAATAACGTCACGGCAATATTGATCCGCAATCGCTAGGTAATCCCGACTCATATCGCTGCGGCTAATCTCGCCCAAGGGTCATCGCCTACAGCTTCCTCTGCGATCACAATTCTTGATCTAGAAGTAGGAGTAAAGCCTAATTCGCTGGCAGCTTTCAACATAATTGCAGCTTGCTTATTTACGATTGGCAAATAAGGTGATTGAATTGGCAATCCAGTATTAGGTGCTTTAGTAAGCATCCCATGCTTAGCAACGCCTTGCAGGGCTTGTTTATGCAAATCTTCTGCTGCTACCCAAACAGATAAAGCAGATTTGTCTAAGTATTTAAGAAGTCCTTTAGGAGCATTCTTAATCGCATAGTCCCAGCCTTCTTTCTGACTGTCCGTCATCCATTCTGGAGCAACGTCTAAATTTCCAGATGGTGCTGGTTCTCTTGTATTTGTTCGGTCTGCCCTTGCAGTACCTTGAATTAGTTTAAGCTGCGTTGGCTTCGGTTTTCTGCCTGCCATTTTTATTCTCTTTAAAGGTTAAGCCATTGCTTTCAAGCACGGCTTCTTTCCCCGTGAATTCTTCCCAGCGAGTCACTATGACATCGCAGTATTTTGGATCAAGCTCCATAATTCGAGCCGATCTTTTCATGATTTCAGATGCAATTAAAGTGCTTCCAGACCCGCCAAATAAATCGAGGATGGTATCTCCACCTTTACTGCTGTTTGTAATTGCTTTTTCTACCAAACCTACTGGCTTTGGTGTTGTGTGTCCAACAACTCTCTCTTTATCAAACTTCCATACTGAAGTTTGTTTTCTGTCTGAATACCAAGAATGTGATCCGTTATCCATCCAGCCGTACAAGCATGGCTCATGCTGACTTTGATAATCTGTTTGTGAAAGTGTTAAGCTATTTTTTGCCCAAATAATCATTGAGCTGAAATGAAAAAACTCTCTAAATACTTTATGAAATACATCGGCGCATCGATCTGAATGAAAACAATAAATTGACGCACCAGATTTTGACACCGCTATGTAATTTGCAAATACTGATCTTAAAAGATCCTCTAATCCAGACCTAGAATCGTTATGAATTCCCTCATAATCAACTCCATACGGAGGGTCTGTGAAAACCATATCAGCTTTTTGACCATCCATCAGAACGTCTACTGAATCAATGCTAGTTGAATCACCGCACATAAGGCGATGGCTGCCAAGAATCCAAACATCACCCTCTTTGGATGTTGGAATTGTTGGCAACTCAGGGACATCATCTTCATCCGTTAAGCCTTCGGTTGGGGTGTTATCCGCCATAATTTCCGCAAGCTCATCCTCATTAAAACCAATGAGTGAAAGATCAGAACCTAAATCTTTTAAGTCTTTTAATTCCAGAGATAAAAGCTCTTCATCCCAGCCAGCATTCATAGCCAGCTTGTTATCAGCAAGCACATAAGCCCGTTTTTGAGCATCTGTCCAGCCTTCTGCAACCATTACTGGCACTTCTTCAAGCCCAAGTAAACGGGCTGCTTGGATGCGACCATGACCAGCGATAATCTGGCCCGTCTCGTCAATCAATACTGGGATAGTCCAACCCCACTCTTTTACAGACGCAGCGATCTGGGCAACTTGTGCCTCGCTATGCGTTCTGGAGTTTCTTGCGTAAGGAATTAATGAAGAAACTGACCGTTTCTCGACCTTATCTGCTGGATTAGACAACACTACCCCCCTATGTTCATTTTGACATTGCAAAAAAAAGAGAAAACCGTCGGTTATGTGGCAAAAGCCAACAGAGATTGCGACCCCCTACCCACCTTTGACGGTCGCTACCTCAGCCTTTGTCTAGCTGTGTCTTTATTTGATGGCAGCGCTTGCATATAGCCTGCAAGTTGCCTGGGTCATCCAATCCACCCCTACTTTTGGGTGTTATGTGATCGACCTCTGTTGCTTTGGTGACTCGTTTAGATGCCATACATACCTGGCATAGTCCGCCGTCTCTCATCATGATGCTATTGCGTAACTTGAACCATGCCCAACCATAACCACGTTCGGTCTGTGTTTGGGTGGATGTTTTGAACCATCCTGTCCGTTGTTTCTTATGCGCCTCACAGAACCCTGGTGGGCTAACTAAAGCCTTGCATCCGTATTGCCTGCAAGGATAGTGTGGTCTGAGTGCCATTGATTAAGCAGTTAAATTCTTGGTGGATAGTTGTTCCACGTTATAGATATAGAGCCACTTTATACGTCTATTTTGTTCACGTCATTAGATAGATTAGATACATTAGATACATTAGACATAATTGATAGCATCCGAATGATTGCTTGATATGTATCGTGTGAGTAACCAGCTACCCTAGAATTAATGGGATTAGGATATTCAAGCGGTGGCAATACTCCCTTCTCTATCTTGCAACGTAAGGTGCGATATGTGATTCCCAGATTAATACATATCTCTTTAATGCGGTAGAACTTATTAGACATTCTCTTGTGCCTTTCTTAGTATCTCAACATCACCCATCAAGTCTTTAAAGAATTTGTTTTCAGCTTTCAACGCCTCTATTTCAGCTTGTAGCTGGCATAGCATATCGGCAGATAATTGAATTTGTGGCAACAATTGAAATGCTCTTAATTCGCCTAATGGCTTCCCTACAATTTTTCTAGCATTTTCAATAAGTTCATTTGCGTTCATACCAGATCACCCCTGCGCTTTAGGTCTTGCTCTATCGTGGTAAGCCTTCTTTCATAGGTTGAACGAGTCATCCCAATAAGAGAGTATTTGCGGTTCATATCTGCCCATCTAACGTATCTAAATCCGTGTGGCTTACGTTTGATGTCTAAGAACTCAATCTTAAATATCTCCCTTTGATGTGGGCTAAGTGTCATTACCAACATATCAAAATGCAGCGCATCGATCTCACATACGATACGAATAGGATCTACTGGCGCAGTATCGTCACCATCACCAGAACGGGCTGATTTGAATAGTTTGCTCATAAACGATTCATAGCCTGCTGGCTTACCCGTGTCTTTGCGTGTCCAGATAATCCAGTTATCGAGTTGCGCTCTATAGTTGTAACCTAATTGCGACCATTTAGACATTTGTTGCCTCTTTGAAGTAATTACACCGCACCATATTTGCCTTCCCTGCTTTTGTGTGATCCTCTACACAGTATTCAACCCCCCAAACCTTTGCCTTGAATTGGCATCCATCACACTGCTGCCTTCCTGATCTCTGGGTTTGGTATTGCTCACGCTCTTGTTTACGTTCTAACCATTTGGCGGGATCGCCGTATTGATAGCTCTCAAGAGTCATTTGTATTTATCCTGATGAATGGCGTGATCTTCTGCAAATTGGAAAATTTCACCAATAGAGATATCCGTGTATTCATAAATTCGTTTTGATGCCAGCTTTTGCCTAACTTTTCTCATTGCATTATTTAAAATATTGGTAATTGCCTGATGGGTCATTCCCATTTCTTTAGCAATTTCTTGAAGTGTCATTGGTTCTTGCATTTATTCCAGGCCGATCTTTAATTGACGAACTTTTGCTGCGTATTCTTTTTTAATGTCTTTCAACTCATCGATAGACCATTTTTTAAGCCTAGGAGCGTTTTCCAATAGATCAACCTCGCTTAATCCAATCTTCTGAATTAAGCCTTTTCTGTAGTTGATGATGTTTCCACGCAATCCGACATTGCAAGCAGCGCATTGCTTGTTGACATTCAACTCGTTATATCTAAGGTATGAACTAGCACCTACTGAAACGTAGTGTCCAGCGTGGTTTGACTGCCTATGATTGCCGCATGAGATACACGGTAGGTGGTGATCTCTTGCCCTGATAAACGCATTGAATGAAGTCTGGGCTTCTCTTTTCCACTCAATATGAGATTTGATTTTTTCATGCAGCAGTTTGATTGTCTGCTTTTGCTCTTTTTCAGCTTTAACTCTTGCCCAGGCTTTTGAACATGGAACAGAGCAGACAATTTGCAATGGGCGGTAAGCCTCAAATGACGATCCGCAAACTTTGCACTTTTTCATAAGGCCAATAATCGTGATTGCGGGATTACATAACTTTTCCCGTGACCTAAATCGCTAATATTTTCGGTTTTGATGGCATCGATTGATTTAATGTAGCCTTTGATGTGAACGATGTTTCCTTCTACTACAGCCAAAATATAAATATCAACATCTTCTGGGGATTTATCTATATGAATTGCCAGATTTCCATCTTTGTACCTGGTGGCCTTTACATCAATTCTTTTCCCTTTGCTGATTAGATCAACCCCACCTTTTCTTGGAGAAATAGATAAATCGGGATAGCAGTTAAGAACTTTTCCACAGGCGAGTTCAGCTAATGCTCCATCCCAATCGATTTGAATGGGGTCTTGTTTACCCATCTGTTTATCTGAAATTCCATTAGTGCGGCAACTATTGTTTCTAGCTACGGCTAATTGATGCGCTAATAAAACCTCTTGCGAATTAAGCTCTACTGATCTCACGCTAACCACTCCACGCCATGCTCTGCTCCAAACGCTGCCATAAGTTCTTGCAAATCCGTCATTTCTTTAATTGTCATTTTTGATGTAGATTGACCAAGAACAACAAATCCACCATCAATTGCTGGCACGACATCTTGTTTTTTTAGTGATGCCGAAAAAATGTCTTTCCAATTTTCTGCGGTCAGTTTTTTTCCATACCATTTGACCTGGTTAGAAACATCTCCAAGCATCGCCCACATACGGCGGTTTTGCTCAATAGTTCTTGTCTTGGGTTTAACTTCAACGCAATAACCTTCTGGGGCTTGTTTAACGCAATCAATAGCGTTATTTCTTGCTATGTCGTGTTCAAGAAAAAAGATTTGTTTGGTCATTCTGGTTTGCATCCTTGAGCGCTGCAATTACCGCATCCCGACTGGGAGCATTTCTCGTTCTGGCAATTGATGCAAACATCGATTCCTGATGCAGTCTTGATGGTCTGGCTTATAACACCAGACGGGCAGAGCAAGCCACACACCCCAGAGCATATAAACCCGATGAGAGGAATTGGGATTCCATCTTTGCAGCGTGAATTGCACAGTATGAGCATTTAAGCGGCTCTTCCAATTGAGTTAGTAAATCGTCTGATGGCAAGTAGCGCCTCTTCTTTTTGCTTTTGAGTTATAGCGATCTCAGCTTGTGTCGGCTGCTTGGTAATGATGGAATGTGGCCTATCGGGTATTCGTGGGCCTTGCGTACATAGCTCACGAAATGCAATGGCTGATGGAATAAACTTACTATCCATATTTTTAATTGCAAAATCCATGCTTGGTCGGTAAGTTGCATAGCGATCCAATACATCAGCCCAGGTGTCAACTACGGATTGCTTATCCATATCGCCCCAATGTGTTCTAAACATCGTTCCGTAAATAATCGACATCTTTGAGAATATGTATTTCACGCCGAAATGTGGGTTGCAGAAATCAGCCTCTGAGTAAATTAGCATTTGCGTTTTCCATGTCGATTGATACGAATTTTGTGTAATCCTGTGCAGGAGCTTTAGGCCTGAGCAAGCCACCTGTAAGTTGATGGAGAGCTTCGTTACCTTTGTCTAGCCTACTTTGCGCTTGTGATTGCTTTGGTGGGTAAACGTCAGCCCATCCTGATCTCATTGATGTGTGCATTTGATCCAGCGCAATCTCAGGAGAATGAGCTTTAGCAATCTTTATTAGGTTTTTAACCATGAGCCGTTCAGCAAAATCGCTCATCTTCTTTTTCAATGAAATTCTAAATTGCACAAAATCATCCCAATCTGATTTTGATAACCAAGAAGGAAGGTCTTTTTCTGTAATCGGATTCGCCTTACTTTTCGCTTTATGGTTAAGTGATGGTTCTATTGATGGTTCATTGATGGTTATGGGTGCAGATTTTGCAGGGGGGTGGTGCAATGGTTGCAGGGGTGGGGGTGCAGATTTTGCAGGGGTGTCCTGCAATGGTTGCAGGGGTGCAGAATTTGCAGTAGTGCAGAATTTGCAGTGGTCAAGATGGTAAATGGTTGACCTACCGTTGCGTGTTTTCTTACATAAAATTCCTAAATTTTCCAAAGTAGAAATATGATAGAAAACACTTCTCTCACTCATACTGCATTTCTCTGCAATAGTTGAAATTGATGGATAGCACTCACCTTGGTCGTTTGCGTTGTCACAAAGAGCAAGCAAGACCATCTTCTGACCAGAAGGTAAAGATGAGCGCCAGCATTCGGTCATTAGCTTTACGCTCATGTGTTTTGATCTACATAAGAGTGAACTAAATCGGAAAGCGCCCTAGGATCATCGTTAATTAAAAGTAACAACTTTTGAATGACATCTGGGTTAAATGTCTTATAAAAATAAGCCGCTAATATGCCAATCTGATAGAGTTCATGATCTGCGGAGGGGGTTGTTTGATATTCATCATCATCAACATTTTCATCATTGAAAATAGTCATATTTGGGTCTAATCCCAAATAACCCGAAATTAACGAACCAGCCTCATATTCATCTTCTGGACTGACGAATGATGTTATTACTTTGATAAAGGATTCCTGAGAATGGTGATCTTTGTGGCAACTTTCGCATAAAACAGATAACTGTCCTATCGAATACTCCCAAGGATCTCTACCCTTCAAATATGATTTGTGATGTACGTTCAAGGTAGATTCAGAATCTCCGCATAACTCACAAGTAAATTCAGCAGCCTCCATCGCCTCAAGCCTTTTGCGCTGCCACCTTGGATCTTTTAACTTTTCAAAATAACTAATTTTGTTCATTTACTTCCCCTTGTTCAATTAACCCCAGATAAAACACTTGGCAGAGAGTTGGGGAAAACTCCTTTTCGGCGATCAACCTAGCCAAGTAACCAACAACAACTACCCAATAAGCTAATCAAAGCCTTTTTCCATCACCCTTCCATCACGATTCCGAGCTATGTACCTTGTGTTTAGTGATGTTTGCCACCAAATTAGACTTATGGATCTCTTTCTTAGCCCACTCCAACAAAACAGGCTCCAGCACCTCAAGTCGGTGTTGGCCTGTGGCTTGGCAAATCGCATCCGTTACTTCAATAATCAAAGCGTCAACAGATCCACGCAGTTCAACTTTTGCGCTCATAAAGTCACCAATTTTTTTGAATTTTTAGGAAATCTGGATATAGCCGCAATAACCCTATCCTCAATTCGAGGGGGCAATACTTCAGGCCACTTAGAAACGGCTTGGTATGAAATCCCAATAGCTTCTGCTGCTGAAGTTATTGATCCACCAAGTAATTTGATTGCTTCTTGCTTATTCATGGGCTTAATTGAACCACAGTTCAAGTAAATATGCAACCCAAGTTCAATTAAAACAAAATAAGATTACAACTATGGTTAAGTATTGGGATCGTCTTAAGCCCTTAATGGACAAAAATGGAATCGGAAATCAAGAAATGGCTGATGCGCTTGGCGTTTCTTTTCAAGCAATTGTCAAAGTAAGAGATGGCGGATCTTTTGGGAGAATAAATAATTCCAAAGCAGCCAAATATTTTGGTGTCGACCCCGATTGGCTTTCTACTGGTGCGGGTAATTCTCAATCAAGATCTAGCAGCGTTATAGAATCTAATGGGAATGAAATTACCATTCCACAATTTGATGCTATTGGCGCTATGGGAAATGGGTTAGTTTTGAGAGATCAATCTGGAGTAATCGAAAGCTGGAGAGTGTCACCTGATTGGTTATCAAAGAACGTCAAGGTACATTCAGGGGTAAAAAATCTAGCAATCGTCACGGGTTTTGGGGATTCTATGCGCCCAATGTTTAACTCTGGTGATCCCCTGCTAGTAGATATAGGCGTAAGCACCGTTGAGTTTGATGCAATCTATTTCTTTAGGGTTGGTAACGAAGGCTTTATCAAAAGGCTGCAACGCATTCCAGGAGACGGCATTAGAGCAATCTCAGAGAACAAAGGTTATGAGGGATGGACTATCAAGCCAGATATGGATTTTGAAGTGTTTGGGCGTGTTTTAAAGGTCTGGTGTAGCGAAGATTTTTAATGAATTCAAAAAAATTATTATTTATTTTTGCTATTTCCGTCTTTTTGCTGGGGTGTGCATCTCAATCTCAAAATCTTAGTATTTCAGAATTAAATCTAAGACAAGCTAATAACGAAAAAGAATCCGTAAGATTTTATAAAAATAAAAGTGTTTTAGAGATTCAAGGGGCATCTCAAAAGCAATTATTTTTGCTAGATCCTGATGACATGAAGTTCGATGTAGAAAAAAACGCCCTTCTTGCCACTAGGTTTAGCACTTTTTATGCTGTTTTTTCTTTTGGTTTTGGAAGAGATTGGTATAGCGTAAACATAACACCAGAAAAAGATGGGGCGCTAGTTAAATTTGGTTTATATGGAGAAATGCTAACTGGCTTACCAAGCCCTATTCCAGAAAGTTTTAAATCAAATATCCCTATTAGCGCCGCAAATAACCCAAATGATTTCAAAATATTTCACGATAGACTTGAGTATTTGTTAGGTATCACATCATCCTGGCCTGAATGTAATGATTACAAGTCTAAGCAGCTTAATAAAGATCAAAAAATGCTTATGTGCGATCAAATTGGCCTAGAAAACAATCACCCTTAAAAACAAAACACCTTCAATAACCCGCTTTGGCGGGTTTTTTTACGCCTAAAAATTTAACTTTCTTAAAAAATTGAACTTATTTTCACTTTTAATTGAACTTTGGTTGTTTTATTGATTTAACTATGGTTCAATAGAGGTTAAGAAGTGATTTAAATATGGAAATGATTGGGAATTAGGTGACGGTAACAAGACGAGCCATATGTGCGATAGCTCTTGGCAAACCCCCAATCAAATCCACCATTTTCGGAGAACTAAAAATGCGTGATATTGCAAACGGTGTATTTCTAGGGTTTATGGCTTTTACAGTTCCACTTTGTATATATGTTGTATCTACGGGAGGTCTGTAATGAGAACGCCTCCATTGTTTAACGGCAAAGTCTGGATTGGCAACAATTACCAGCGCCCTCTTCCTAACTTAGTTCAATCCCGTGATGCTCAAGCAATTCAATACGCTTTATTAAGCAAAGAGCGCCCAGGGCTATCTGATTATTTACGCAGATTGATTGGGCTGTAATGACCGAGAAAACTCATTACAGAAAGGCTTTTAATAGCCCGTACTTAAGCGCAGCAGACATTACTGCCCCAACGGTATTAACTATTAAAAAAGTGTCCCTGGATGCTGATAAGACTAAGAAAACTAAAGAGCGTTTTAATACCGCTTATTTTGTTGAATCAGAAATCCGCCAAGGCGAACCGCTTAAACCAATGATCCTTAATGCGGGTAACAGTAAAGCTCTTAAAACGCTTGCTGGCACTCCATTTATTGATGACTGGGCAAATCTTAAAGTTACGGTCTATGTCGATCCCTCAGTACGTTTTGGCAAAGATACGGTAGAGGGATTACGGATTAGCTCAATTGTTCCAGAAGTACGCAAAACAATAACACCAGATATGCCTGCTTGGGCCAATGTCAAATCAGCTTATTTGCGAGATGGAAATCTTAAAGCGGTTTTAGCAAAAGTGGATATTTCTCAAGAACATCAACAGCAACTTATTGAGCAATGTTCTCAAAAGGATGCTGCGTAATGATTTTTTATGACGTGGAGCAAAACACCGATGAATGGATGCGCCTTAGATGTGGAAAAGTTACATCGTCAAACTTTGGATGCTTTATGGCGAACGAGGGAAAAGCCTTTGGCGAGCCAGCAAAAGACTACGCCTTGCAAATTGCTTTGGAAATCATCACAGGCAGAAAAGCAGAATACGGATTCTCAAACACCCATACAGAACGGGGACATGAACAAGAACCAATAGCCCGTCAAATGTATGAGGATTACACCTTTTCAGAAGTTACCAATGGCGGTTTTTTTTGTCACGAGACTTATGGAGATAGTCCAGATGGCCTGGTTGGAGATGACGGTGGCATAGAAATTAAATCAGTAATCGCTAAAACGCATAACGCTACTTTAAAGCGTGGCAGCTTTGACCCGTCTTATAAATGGCAGCTTATTGGGCATTTAGATTGCACGGGCAGAGAGTGGTTCGATTTCGTCAGTTTTTGCTCTGATTTTCCAGTAGGCAAACAATTAATCGTGCATAGATTGCACCGTAAAGATTACTTAGATGAGATTTCAAGACTACGAGCGAGAAGAGCCGAGTTCTTAAATCTCATTCAAAGTGAAGTTTTATCTATTAAAGCATTACTTAATTAAAGGAAAAATATGTCGGAATCACAAACAATCACACTTCATCTTGATGTGGATGGAGTTAACAAAATTTTAGCTGGATTAGACACCATGCCTCATAACCAGGTGCGACCACTTATTGATTTAATTCTTGAGCAAGCAAATGGTCAAATTATTCCAGCAACTACAACGCCTTCTTTAGCGGAAGAAGAGGAAGTTGAATAATGGCCTCAGTCAATAAAGTAATCATCGTAGGAAATCTAGGTAAAGATCCAGAAAAGCGTGATTTTAGTAACGGTGGATCTGTAACCAATATTTCTGTTGCAACAATGGATCGTTATAAAGATAAACAGTCTGGCGAACTAAAAGAAACAACAGAATGGCATCGTGTTGCATTCTTTGGAAAGTTGGCAGAGATTGCTGCTCAATATTTACGCAAAGGGTCGCAAGTGTATATCGAGGGCAAACTTAAGACTCGTAAATATGCTGATGCGAATGGTATCGAAAAATTCTCAACAGAAATCGTTGCAGAAACTATGCAAATGCTAGGCAACAAAATGCAATCTGCTGGGGCCGTTCATCACCAGGCAGAACCAGCATATTCTGCACCAATGTCTGATGACGATATTCCGTTTTAGAGGCTGATATGGATATTTCTGAACGCATCTTAAGAATTGACGCAATTATTAAAGAGCTTAAAAAATTAAGCGCTTACGCATCGCCAATTAGAAAAGATTTATATTTTGAACCGCTTACCAGGCTGTATGCAGAAGTTGGGCAAGCCGTAATTGAGGCTGATAGATTGGGTAACGATCCATCGTCTGATATTGAGGTAATCGTAAATAGCTGGGTTTCAGACTTTAACTGGGAGGGTTATTTATGAGTCCAATGGAACAGAAAGTTTTTAACTTTATTGAAAAGAATCAGCCATGCTCAGTTAAAGATTTGGTAAATGCGGGTTTTAAAGCGGCTACGACTGGAAATATTTTGTCTAAATCCAATTTGTATAGACGCAAATCAGTCAACGTATCAAAAGGCAGCAGATATTTTGTTTATACGATAAGCGATAGTAGCGATATAAACAATATTCTCGCA